GTATGAGCTTGCAAATATTTAATTGCTGCCATTAATACATCCTTGTTATCTTGGAAATGTCCAAGCCCTCTATTGCAATTTGTGCAAAGAAAATCTCTAAGCTTTCCCGTTGAATGGTCATGATCTAGATGAGTAAATCCCCCCGACATTGGTAAATCAATCTTGCAAATAGCACACATACATTGCTGCGATAAAAGTTTATTTTGATATGTTTCCAAATCAATACCATACACGTGTCGTATTCGGCTATCCCTTTTATTTTGAGTGTAGTCAGGATTGTCTTTGTTATTGTTATGCCAATCCCTTGTCTTTTGATTAGCACATTCTTTACAATAAAAGCATAAACCATTTCCTTTAACATTCTTTTTATCACGATGAAATTCAGAAAACGGTTTTAAAGACTGACAAAGACTACACGATTTGTGTGTTTCAGATACAATCTGAGGATTGTTAAATTGATTATTTGACAAGAGATGTTCCTTTCTATAAACTTTCATAGGAAGTTATACCGTAAAGGAACACCAATTGTCAATGGTCATTGTCAATTACAGGACATCGTCACTGTCATCAAGGCTACCACCAGCGGCATACTCAACCAAGTCAGTGATGACAAGCTTACGCAAGGCAGGGCTAATACCCTTCTTATTCTTGTACGTCCAGTCGTAGCTACCGACCAGCGCTTTGCACTTGCTACCGTTACCGATCTGTCCATCAATAGGGTCGCCGTCAGTGTCATAAATCTTGATGGGGTTTGAAGACTTGCAGGTAATGTACTTACCCATGTCTGCCTTCTTATCTTCACCAACCTGAACACTGATGCCCATGCCTTCAAACGCAGCGACAGCAGCATCTGAAAGGTTGCAAAGATTAACCTGAAACTTATTGCTCATTTCGTTAACCTTGTCATGCTGACACCAGAACACATCTGCTTTAACCTTGACCGCTGTATTGTCTTCACTCATGATATTTCCTTTTAAAATGGTGGCGCTAACGAGGCCACCTATGCCGCTTCTTTTACTAAAGAAGAAAACCTATTGTACAACAAGCTTCTCAGCTTCAGCAATGTAGTAGTCGTAGTCTACATCATCTGCAAAGTCTTTGATGTTGTTACACGTCTTAACATTCCAGTTGCTGTCGATTGACAATCGTCTGTCTTCACCACCCTCAACCAAAGCTGGCATGATTTTAACCAGCTTACCGCCAGTCTTGCAAGCATAGTAGCGACATATGTTTTGCTGTTGTATTTCAGTACCACCATCCATCACCAACATAAGCTTGCTGCTGCGTGGAACCTTTGTCCTCAGCATGAAATCATATTTATTTGTATGGCCTTGCACAAATTCTTTAACGTCAATGCCTCGCATCATCTTAGCTTCAGCTGCCATTGGTATGACTAAGCCTCCCTGATTTTGATGCCAGCCCAGCCCTTCATATTGATAAGCACCCTTGCGTTTAACCTTGCCGTCAGTATAGATGGCTAAGTAATTATTCACGTCTCTAATAATCATCTTTGAATAGTTAGCATACTCAAGCTGCAATCCTACCTGCTGTTGCCATGCTTCACAGATGGTGTTGTAGCTGTCCATCCTATCTCGTGGGCATAGCACAGTGACACCATCTGTGTTGACCTGCACCAGTGACAACCCATCAATTGCCATTAGCTTCTCAGCCAACAAGCACAGGCTAAGCTGTCCATTGATAGTGATGGTCATGGTGTATTGCGGATCATAGAACGGACTGTACTGGTTGTTGCTGTCACCGTACACACCGTTCAATGCCAGCTTCAACATGGCATTCTCAGCGCTTGTCTTGGGGTAGCTCTTACGCTGCTCGTACACGTCCTTGTAGATGTCACAGAAGGCATCAGTCAGATGTTCAGGATAGGCTCTGTTGGCAATGGCAATGTTCGGATACATCGAACTAACGTCAGCATCAATCATCAAGTGTGTATCACTCTCAGACACAACACAAGCTGACAAGCTACCGTGAATACCACCAGTACCAAAGTCAAAGCGAAAGCCATCAACCATTACATTCAATGTCTCTGCCTCATGCCAGCAATACCAATATGAATATACAGGCAGTCCCTTCTTCTTTGCTTTCAGTGTCACCTTATCAATCCAACCGTCAGGGTATGCAGCTTTGAATGCAGCAAGCTCTTCACCAGCTGGCTCTTCTTTAAACTTCTTACGCATGACAGACATGTCAGCAAACATAGCCACTCGACCAAGCTTGTCTTCTGTAATGTCAGAGAACACACCCTTAGTTTCGGATATGGTTTGCTTCTTAAACCAGTCATGTATAGCTTGAAACTCAGGACGCTGAAAGTCGTAGTAGTTAAACAAGCAATCTTTGATGGCAATAGCTGGCCGCTTAGTTTGATTAAGCACTCTCTTACCATCACCGTCCTTCTTGTAGCATGACTCAGGCATTGTCTTCTCAAGCTGCATGATGAAGTAGTCTTTGCCAATCTTTGTGTCGTTGTGATTGGTGAAGTCACGCTTGTACTTTCTCGACAACTCATCACGAAAGCGAATGGCGTTCAGTGATATGTTAAAAAAGTCTAGAGTTTTTAACACGTCATGCATGTTGTATTTTAACAACACATCTATCTCATCATCTGTTAGTTCAGTGCCAACAGGGAAAGGCAGATCTTCAATGCTGTCAGACTTCATATTAAATTCAATCATCTTCAGACTAGTGGCTCTCGCCTTGTTGTCGAAGTGATGTATCTTAAACAAGTCAACCTGCTTGACGTACTCTTTGATGCGCATGCCGCTATGCTCACCAGCCTGTGCAGCAATCAAGTCCTGAGCAACCTTGTATGCCTTCTTAGCCACAGCCCTGCCTGACACAGCCACAGCCTTCTTCCTCACCTCAAGCAGTTCATGAAGAACAGGGTAGTCAAAGCCTTTGTTATTAAAGCCCACCATCCTGTCCTTCCTTTTGTGCAACGTGTCTAAGAACTCAAACAACTGCGACACATCGTTCTTACGTGATGAACATTCGTACACATAGGTACGTGAAGAGTCGGCACAGATGGCTGTGAATGTGAAACAGTTGGGGTATGTTTCAATATCATAGACATAATCCATTTACTTTTCCTTGAATAGTTTATCTGAATATGCGTACATTAATAATGCACTAACTTTTTGTATGGCATATGCTTGAAACTCAACACTTGGAGATTCTTCACCCATGTACCTGAAGTATTCCTGAACCACATGCACTGCTTCGTGAACTAGTAAAGTGGCAACAGGGATACCTTCTGTTTCCGTATCGTTAATACATACGAAGGTTGCTCTGTTACCCTTTGCTGTGATGAGAAAGTGAGTGGTGGCTAGAGCATCCTCATCAACCCATTTGTTCCACGGCACAGGAACCTTTGTACGTTTAAGTTCTTTTATAAACTCTTGCTCTGTTGTACACAAACAAAGATAGTCACCTGTGATGAGAGTTCTGTCAAGCCATACCATCACTGTCTCCTAATGTTTAATACCTGTGTCAATAAGTTAACGCTTTGGATAATCATTGACTGAGCTATAGGCTCAAGATCATGAAAGGCTGGCTGTGGTGTAGGCCACTTCTTCCTAATGGCATCCCAATAAACTTCTATGTCACTCATGATCATCCTTTAATGTATCAACAGGTAGGTCTTCATCAACATCTACCGACTGTTTGTATTCTTCGATGCTGTCTCTGCCGAAGATGGAGTTCCATCTGCTAGCCCACTCTTCATCAGCAACAGAGCGTGGACGCTGTGCGCTGCCCTTACTCATCTAAGGTACCATTAATGATCAGCTTCACACCGAATGCACCAACAAGGACGGACAATGTATCGTGGCTGAAAGCATCGAACATTTCTTCTGTTTCATCTTTTCTCAATTGATGTTCAAAGAGACACCGCCACATACGATCTTCAGTTTGATCTTTCTCAAACCAATGAATAGCATCTGCAAGCTGCTCAAACATTTCTGCTCTGGCACTGTAGTAGTCAATGATATCAACAATGTCTTGTTTAAATGTATCTGTCATAGCAATTCTCCATCTGGTTCGGGTTCAACTTCCAGCATCCTACCAGTGTGCTTGTTGTAATGCAAGCGACCAGCAGGGCCAGTCTGTCCACTATACCTGTTCTTTAAAACACGAACCTTCGTAGTGTTGCGTTCGATCTCATCATCAGACTGACCATTACGCTCAAGTCCAATCACCATGTCAGACAGCTGAGCAATGGCTGCACTACCTCGCAGCTGTGCTAGTGAAGTGGCAGCACCTTCCTCATGACCCTTGTCAGACGGACGTTTCAGATGGCTAACAATGATGAGAGCAATGTTTGTTTCTTGCACCAGCATACGAAGCTTCGTCATGATTTCATCAATGGCTTTGCGTTCATCGCCGTTGTCTTGACTTGAGACGATGATCGACAGGTGATCAAGGAACACATACTTGCAACCCATGCCCTTTGCCATGTAGCGTACACGATTGACAATGTTCTCAATTGATGTGCTACCGAAATGATCAAACAAAAACAATCGGTCTGTGCCAAGTGTTTCAGAGAATGCTCGTTCACGTTCCTCATCTGACACAACAGAGTCTGGTAAATGCAGCGGTGCATTAGCAGCCAAGCTCATCATCGACAGCGCTGTCTTACGAACACTCTCTTCAAGGAACATCAAACCAATGTTGTCCTTCGTCTTCTGTAAGATATGCCACACCACCTCACGCAACACTTGACTCTTACCCAACCCACTACCAGCTGTCACTGTCACAAGCTCACCAAAGCGAATGCCATATGTGATTTCGTTCAAGCCTTCCCACGGGTAGTTGCAATCAGACGGGGCCATTGGTGTACACACAGCGTCCCACAAACTACTGCCAGCAACAATACCATCAGGGATGAATGACTCAGCCTTCCACCAGCGATCAACGAATCCAGCTTCCTTGCTATCAGACAACCAATCACAAGCATCCTTGTAATCAGCAACAGGCTTGAACACCTTACACTTCGCACCAAACAACTCAGCCACTTCTTTAGCAGCCTTGATGCCGGGAGCATCACCATCAAAACAAATGATGATGTTGTCGAAGCTGTTCAAGTATTCATAGTTGGCACGGCAATCACCAACAGCTGAGCCAGCACCAGTGCGAATGGAAACAACAGGCCACTTGGAGCCAGTCATTTGATATGCAGCCAGTGCGTCAAACTCTCCCTCAACAACAGTGACATACTTGCCACCAGTGGGGAATAGGTTCTGTCCAAACAGCGTACCCTTAGACCATGCACCAGCAGCTAGAAAGCTCTTGTCCTTGACACCTCTAACCTTAGCTGCAACAAGCTGCAAGTCTTTGTCGTAGTAGGGAAAGTAATACTTGTCACCTTCACGAACAACACCAAACCGTTCCATCGTTGTTTTAGTAATGCGTCTATCGACAACAGACACAGCATTGCCATTGGTGTAGCTCTTGAGAAAGCTCATGTCCGGCACTTTAATTTCTACATCAATCACGTTGTATTCTTTCTCATCAGTTGGTGGGGTGTATGTTGTACAGGCAAAGCAATAGCGGGAGGTGTCTTCATTAATGGCACACCCATCACTGCTGCCGCAGCCTTCACATCTAGTGTGTATCTTTACGAATGCCATGTGTAATATTCTTGTTAAATATCTGGAACAGTTTGTTGCGAAGCATTGCGGCATCCCTGTCCTTGCTCAACCCATAGACAGTGCCATGATTGGCGTTCTCTTCACGCTTCTTCTTAACCACCTCAGTCATAAGCTGGCCTGTTGACTTACCACTCACAAGCTTAGCCTTGTACATGGGGTCACTAGCAAACGATGATGGTCTGCGGTTGACGTTCCACAGAAAGGGATTGTCAGCGTTACATGTACAGGTCATGCTTGTTCCTTTGGAAAGAATACAGCAGTGGTGAGAGGTGCAGATTGTCGCATAACATCTAGCACCTGTTGAGCTACGATGCGATGTTCCTTCTGAGTGGAACTGTGCAAGCGGCTGTTGAGGTAGTGTATCCAGCTGCGCATGTTACCGTTCATGTACATGCGGCTAGTGGTAAGTCCTTCTGGCAGCAATGCTCGCGCTTGTTCTTTAGCAATGCCAATACTCAACGCTCTAGTGTAGTTGAGAGTTGATATGTCAGCAACCTCATCTTGCAACCTAGCCCACTCTGATTCAAGCAAAGCATCG